TCGGCTGGGAGATCGCACGCATGGCGTGCATCATGGCCGGCGGCCGGGAGCCCCAGTTCCGGGTCAACGACATGCGCCAGTGCAACGACCCCGACCATGACCACGACGTGGACGACGACGAGGGCAAGTTTGGCGTCGAAGCTGTGGCCGCGTTCTTCGCCGCGTCGTCCCGGGGGGACCTGGAGTCGGCGGTCCGCGTTCTGGACGGCATCCAGAAGGAGATGGACACCAAGATGGGTGAGGCCCCCCGCTGGGCGGGTTCCGCCGCGTTCTTCGCCAACGTGATGATCAGCATGGTGTTCACCGCCAGCCGCGCGCTGCCCGACCCGCTGTACTACTACACGCCGTAGCCCCGCAAGTCCCCCCAGCCCCGCGCAACGCCTGACTACGCTCAGCGTTGCGCGGGGCTTTGTGGTAGCCGGACCTAGTTCGCGACACCGCATCCAGGGCACCTAGTGACCGGTCGCCCCCAGTGGATGTGCACCAGTCGGAACACGCATAGGGGAAGGTCACCACGATGGACGTGGACAAGATCGTTGCCCAGCTCGGAGAGGCATCCGCCGACGAGCTGGCGCAGGCACTCAGCTACCTGAAGGCCGAGGCCGCCAAGCTGTCCAACGCCGACTTGACGGAGGACAACGTCGCCAAGCTGGAAGCGCTGGGTGCCGCCCGCGCCCAGATCACCGGCGAGCAGGCCCGCCGCGCCGAGCTGGCCAACCGTGCCGCCCAGGCCGCCGCCGCGTTCGCGGACGACGTCAACGACGACGACACCGACAGCACCGACGACACCGACCAGGGCGACGGCGACAAGCCGGCCGGCGCGGAGACCGACGAGGCCGTCACCCAGTCCGTCGAGAACGCCCCGCCCCGACCCACCGACGACGGTGACGCGTCCGCTGACGGCGACGCCAGCGGGTCGGAAGGCTCGGCCGTGACCGCGTCCGGCGGCAAGGCCAAGCTGGGCGCGATCGGCCGCGCGGCCAAGCCGAAGCGCGCCGCCGCCCCCACCACCCAGCTGGTCACCACCCGCACCACCAGCCTGGCCCAGCTGCCCGGCAGCAACGCCACCGGTGCCGAGCTGGACCGCTGGTCGATGGCCGAGACCGGCCTGGAGCTGCACAACCGGCTTGCCCGGTCGTCCGTCACCGGCAAGCAGTACTTCGCCCGGATCAACTTCGACTACCCCGAGGAGCGCATTCTCCGCAAGGAGGCCGGCGCGCACCAGAACTCGGGGAAGATCGAGGCTGTCACCCAGCCGGAAGCGCTGACCGCCGCCGGTGGCCTGTGCGCCCCGCTGGAGACCCGGTACGACATCAACGTGTTGGGCGTGACCAACCGTCCCATCCGTGACGCCCTGGCCCGGTTCGCCGTGGACCGTGGCGGCATCCAGTACCGGATGCCGATGGACGCGCTGGTGATGACCGACGGCCTGGGCATCTGGACCGTCACCGACGACGAGGACAACGACGACCCCGAGGCCCCGTCGCCGGCCAAGACCTGTGCCGTCATCGAGTGCCCCGACGTGGTCGACGCCGTCGTGTACAGCACGTACCTGTGCCTCCAGTACCCGAACTTCACCGCGCGGTTCGACCGCGAGTGGGTCGACGCCACCACCCGCGCCGCGATGATCGCCTGGGCCCGGTTCGCCGAGAACCAGCTCCTGGCGCGCATCCTGGCCGGGTCGAAGCTGATCTACCAGGGTGTGGTCGTCAGCGCCACCCGCGATGTGCTGGTGGCCCTGGATAAGGCGGTTGCCTACTACCGGAACCGTCACCGCCTGGACAGCATGGTGCCGCTGCGGCTGATCCTGCCGCGTTGGGTGCTGGACCTGTTCCGCGCGGACATCGCACGCGGGTTCCCGGGCGACCTGGACGCGTTGGCCATCGCGGACACCCAGATCATGGGCTGGTTCCGGGCGCGCGGGGTCAACGTCACGTTCCACCTGGACGGCCTGGCCGGCGCGACGGTCAACTCCCAGGCGATCCCGAACCAGTACTACGACAACGTGGCGGCCGGTTCGGTGATCCCCGAGTTCATCGACAAGATCGACGCGGCCCTGTTTGCCGAGGGCGACTGGCTGTACCTGGACGGCGGCACGCTGGACCTGGGCCTGGTTCGTGACAGCAGCCTGAACCGGATCAACCGGTACCAGCAGTTCGTCGAGAACTTCGAGGGCGTGGCGTTCAACGGCATCGAGTCGCTGCGTCTGGTGCTGACGGTCCACCCGCGCGGCGCGGTCGTGGGCACCATCCCGCCGATCGTGTACGACGACGCGGGTGCGGTCGTGACGGCGTCCAACTTCCCCGAGGACTGATCGTCTTCCCCTGCCGCGCCGGACCCCGACCTGGCGCGGCAGGGGGACTTCAGCATGAAGGGAGGTACGGGATATGGCTGTCGAAGTTCAGCCGGTGCCGGCCGCACCGCCGACCACGGGTCTGGTCCAGGCGTCCGCTGTCACGATCAGCGATGGCGACTGGGTCCGCAACGGGTTCGTGTGGCGTCCGGAGCGCTGCATCACGTTCGAGACGTTCGCTCCGTGTGATGGACCAGGCGGGCTGCCCGAGGAGTCGGACAGCGACCTGGTCTACCACTTCCCCGCTGGGTTCCGGGTCCGCGACATCTGTTCGACCCTGTCCCGCTCTCGCGACGGCGACCGCGTCCGACGTCAGGCCGAGGCCGCCACGTCATACGTTGCCGCGCACGAGTTCTGGACCGGTGACCTGACCCGCGACGAACCAGCCACATTGGACGGTTCGCCGTACGTGAACCTGTACCTGGCGGACGGCAACGCCACTGTGGTCACCCCCCCGGATGACCTGACTACGGCGATCAACGTCCTGGAGCAGGCCGCCATGGACGCGGCGCGCGGTCAGCGCGTGTTCATCCACATGCCGATCAGCGCGTTGCCGCCAGTGTCGAACCTGCGCCGGGTGGGCAACGTTCTGTACACCGCGTCGGACAACGTGATCGTGGCAGACGCGGGTTACCCCGGCACGGGCCCGTACAGCGCCGGCACGGGTGAGGTGGAAACGGTCACCATCACCGGTGGGCCCACGGGCGGAACGTTCACGGTCACGTTCAGCGGCCAGACCACGGCCGCGTTGGCGTACAACGTGTCCGCCGCCGCGTTCCAGACGGCACTGAACAACCTGTCCAACCTGGACGGTGCCACAGTCACCGGCAGCGCCGGTGGGCCGTACACGGTCACGTTCCCGGCCAGCATGGGCAACGTCACCCAGATGACCGCTGACGCCAGCGGCCTGACGGGCGGCACCGCCCCGGCGGTGAACGTGGCCACCACAACGCCGGGTGTCGCGCCGTCCACGGCCGCCGGCACGTGGATCTACGCCACGGGCCCGACCCAGGTACGCCTGTCCACAGTGGACGTGATCGACGACGAGCGCGTCACCGTGTGGCGGGCGTCGAACACCCAGGAAATCTGGGCTGAACGTTACTTCGCAACGACGTTCGACCCGTGTGTCCAGTTCGCGATGAACATCGAAGCAGCAGGCTGATAGGAGGAAAGGGATGGCTTACAACGGCGCTGGCAGCCTGTTCGCACTCGGTATGCGGTTCACGCGACTGGCCGCCAACGGCAGCCCGCTGGTCGGCGTGGACAACGCGTACCAGACGGACGCGTTGGTACAGATGCAGTTCGGCCTGGAGTACGAAGAGGGCGAGGAGATCATCCAGCGCAACGGGTCGGGTGTCATTTGCCTGACCTACAAGGCTCCCGACAGCCTGAAGCGCGCCACCATCAGCGGGTTGCAGTTCTGCACCCCGGACCCCAACGTGTTGGAGTTCCTGATCGGTGGCGAGGTGATCGAGGACGAGGACGGCAACCAGATCGGTTACCGCGCGCCCGAGGTCGGCTCCGAGCCCACCCCCGACGGCGTGTCCATCGAGTTGTGGACCCGCGCCATCATCAACGGGGCGTTCGTGGGCTACTACCGGTGGGTGTTCCCCCGCGTGTTCGTCCGCCCGTCCGGCGAATGGTCGGCGTCCGGGTCCGACGCGCTGGTGCCCGAGTTCGAGGGGTTCGGTACCCAGAACGCCAACTGGGGCGACGGCCCGACGAACGACTGGCTGTTCGGGTCCGACCGCGTCTGGCAGTACGTCCAGACCGACGTGATGCCCATCGACGGTCCGGCGTTCATCGAGGTCGAGACCGAGCTGACAGTCACCAGCCTGGCGGTCACGCCGGCCACGGCCAGTGTGGACGTGTCCGACGGCGACACCGAGCAGCTCCAGGCCATGGCCACGATGTCCGACGCGTCGTCGCGGGATGTCACCAGCCAGGCGTCCTGGACAACCGAGAACCCAGCGGTTGCTACGGTGTCGGATGACGGGCTGGTGACGCCGGTAGGTGCCGGCGAGGCCGACATCACCGCGACCTACGGCGCACAGTCGGATGTGTGCGTGGTGACGGTGACGGCATAAGGCAGCCGTGGTGGGCTGAGAGGCGAGGGTGACCCGTGACTGAACCGGTGCCGGCGGCACGAACCAGTGTGCTGTGTTCAGCATGGGCCACCCTCGCTGATGTTCCCGAGGAACACCGCGACCGCGTGGATGAGCTGACCTGGGAGCGGTTGCTGCTCCAGGCGTCGGAGATCCTGTGGGCGTTGTCGGGCCGGCGTTGGCTGGGTGGCGGTTGCACCGAGACCGCCACGTTGCGCGCGTACCCCCCGCAAGCTGGACGCGGCACCTGGCCGTATGACGCGTCGTGGGGGTCGTGCGGGTGCGCGTCGTATGGCACCTGGCTGGAGACCGGCTGGTACGCCCCCGTCGCGGGTCTGTACCCCGGCGTCGACCACGTCGCGCCCGTCGCGATCAAGCTTCCCCGCGACCAGGTCACCGCCATCGTGTCCATCACCGAGGCCGGCGTCGTGATGGACACGGACGACTACCGCCTGACGTCAGCCGGCTGGCTTGAGCGGCTGAACGGGCCGTGGCGGCTCTGTGGCGACGTCACCGACGTCGTGTACTCGTTCGGCTCCCCACCGCCTGAGGGGGGCGTTCAGGCGGCCGTGGCGCTCGCCGTTCAGATGATGCTGGACCTGATCGGCGACGCCCGATGCCGGTTGCCGGCGCGCGTCACCTCCCTGACCCGCCAGGGCGTCAGCATGACCATGCTGGACCCGATGGACTTCCTGCCCAACGGGAAGACCGGCCTGTACGCCGTGGACCTGTGGTTGGCCACGGTGAACCCACACAACCGCCCCCAACGCGGCACCATGTTCAGCCTGGACGTGCCCACCACCCTGCGAGGAGGCCCCAGTGCCCCATAGCCACGACCCGTTCGCGCCCATCCCGGCGGACGAGCCGGACACCCCCCCGGCCGACGACACCCCCGCCGAGCCAGACCCCGCGCCGGAACCAGACCCCGCGCCAGAGCCGGTGAAGAAGCCCCAGACGAAGCGCCGCCGCGCCCCCCGCCGTCGCGCCGCGTCCAAGACGCCCCCCGACCTGGACGAGGCGTTGGCCCGACTGGATGCCGAGAAGTCCCAGTGACCGCGCCCGGCCCGCGTCTGACCATTCGCGAGGTCGGCCAGGCCATCCTGGACGCCGTGGTGGGCCACTTCGCGGTGGCCGGAATCGCGCTGCCCGAACGGCAATACCTGGCCCCGGGCGACCCGACCCAGATCGCCTGGGACTGTGAACAGTTGGTGGTTGCGCTCCAGGGCATCGGGTGGGGACAGCACCCCACGGCGGGCCCCCTGGCCACGAAGATGGGTTCCCAGATCAACGCGGTCGGGTTGCGGCACGCCATCTACGTGGTGTCGCTGGTCCGGTGCACACCGTCCGACGGCGACCGGGAAACCGGCCTGGTCAGCGCGCAACTGATCCACGCGGCCGGGCAGCAGTTCATGGACGACATGGGCGTGCTGTCCCAGGCCCTGGTGGAAGCCTGTGCCGAGGTCCGCGCCGGACTGGACAGAGGTTCCCTGGTCGAAGCTGGCGCGATCAACCCGGAAGGCCCATCCGGGCAGTATCACGGGATGTCCGCGCCGGTTGCGATCACCGTCGGAACCACGGCGTAGGTGCGCCATGTCGGGGATCAACATCCAGCTGACCAGTGTCCGCATGTTGCCGGGCGAACCGCGCAACTTCGTGTTCACCGAACCGGGCATCCGCAACGACCTGCACCGACGGATGAAGAACCGCGCCTTGCCAGCGGCCAAGCGGATGGTGGGTGTCGACACTGGACGGTTGCGCGCCAACACCCGAGAGCAGTCAGGTGTTCTGTCCACCGTCGGCCCATTCAGCCAGATCGTGTCTGGCTGGCGGGGCGTCCAGGGCGGGGCCCGGTCGTACGTCATGCCGCACCACGATGGCTCCCCCCCGCACATCATTCGTGCCCGCCGCGCCAAGGCGCTACGGTTCGAATGGCGCGGCCAGATCGTGTTCCGTACCCAGGTTCGCCACCCGGGCACACGGGGGACGTTCTTCCTGACGCGCGCCCTGCCGTACGCGGCGGGATGACCCACCACGGAAAGAGGTACCAGTGAAGCGGTTCGGCGGGCGGGAAGCGCCCAAGCAGGAAGAGTTCGAGCTGGAGACCATCGGCACCACAGGTGACCCGAAGGTGTACCAGTTCCGCCTGACCCCAGTCATCCAGGCCGGCAACGTGGTTGCGCTGATGGACGCGCTGAAGAACGAGCCTGAGGAGTTCGCCGGCCAGATCACGGCGTTGCTGACGAAAGTCCTGGACGACCGCGACGGTGTGCCCGCCAGGTGGGCTCCACCCACCCTGGATGAGCTGATCACCGACCCGGACGCGATCGACGACGTCGACCCGGCCACGGTGATGTGGACCGGCCCCGACGGGGCCACGTACGCGCTGTCCGACCAGGCAGCCATCGAGAAGTTCCTCGACCCGGCGAACGGTTCGTCCCGGCGTCGCTGGGGGGTGCTGATGGACCCCCGGAACGATGAGGGCATCGCGCTCCAGGATCTGATCGACATCGCGGAATGGGTCATCGGCCTGAGTACCGACCGCCCTACGCCGGCGCGTGCATCGTCTACGAGGCCGCGCAAGACCCGACGCTGAAGCACTACGTACGCGGCAAGCTGTCGCTCGCGGGTATCGACTTGCGGGTGACAGCCGCGTGCTGGTTTGACGCCGTGTGGGCGATCCTGATGGAAGCCCCGCACGAGACCCTGAAGAAGACGGCCGACACGATGACGCTGGCCCAGAACCGCGCCCGGCCCGACCGGGACAACTGGGGCCTG